GACATTAGTATCCCTGCTGACCCCTATTTCCAAGCATTTGTGAATACATTTGCCAAAATGGCATCATTTGCATCATCATTTGCATGGGGTCGCCCATACCCATATTCTGTTGGGGTTGCTGTCTCTGAACAGGCATACCCTGTTGGTCTAAGTGCTGATAGTATAGCGATGGAGAAACACCGAATGCACCCGGTCCATGCTGTCTATTCTGTAAACCTTGTGTGGCAGGATTACCCATACCACCAGAAGCTTTGAATTCCATCATTCTACGAAAGTTAGGGTCAACTACACCACCAGCGCCACCCATTCTTTTGCGCTGCTGCTGTTGTGGCTGTTGCATGAATGATGGACCTTGCACCATGCCTTGTCCACCACCATAACCCCCACCAAATCCACCACCCATAGGAGGACGCATCATACTTTGCATCCCACCCCCACCCATCGGTCCCATAGGTGGAAGATTACCCCTACCAGGTCCAGAACTATCTACCTGACCCCCTAATGGAAGAAATCCACCAGGATGTGAAGTAACAGTTTGAAACCTTGGTGCAGTAGGTGGAGCACCACTTCCGGGACCATGAGAACTTACTCCACCACCCCATTCACGTCTTACAGGAGGTAATGACTGAGGATTAAATCCTTGCGGTCCTACGTTAATCATTTCTTCACTCCATGACGTTTCTTGACAGAATCAGAAGGACCAGTATCTAGTCCTCGTTTATTTGCAGTAGCGTAAAAAACAGATTTACCCTTTTCAGGGCCATATCGTTTCTTCATTTTAGACATGACTTCTTCGCCATGTCCTTTGAAGTATTTATTTAGAGGCACTTTTCACCTGCTGTTTTTTCAACATAGCAGAAGAAGGCCCAGTTTCTACTTTTGGTGGAGTGTATTTAGGATGTAGTGCGTAATCCCTTCCACCTGTAATTGGGTCTACATAATTAGGAGTTTTCAAACGCCGCGCTCTATCGCGTTCTGTTTGATATGCTTCTAATTCATGTGAACGCCAATAATAAGGATTATTCAGATTGCTAGTAGCAGGAATTCCTTCCGGAACATTCCCACGATTAAAAAGCATCTCACCTATCTTTTGATACCAAGGCATATCTTGCATTTGCTTGGTATGTGTCATCTCATGAGCAATAACTTGCTCTTTATCGAATTGGTCCATTCCCCCCATCATTTCAGGGTTATAAATCATGTTTCCAGACCAAGGATTGGAAACAGCATTAGCTCCACGTGGAGTAAATACTTTTGCAAGTAGTGAAGAAGTAGAAGGAGACACAGATATTTTCTTTACGCCGGGCATCTCCTTAGAAACTTTGGAGTATGCACGTTGCATGGACTCATCCATGACTTTATTTTTATCCTGCGGCTTGTCCTTCTCGTTCTTGTTCGGCAATTTTTAACTCTTTTTCCAAATCTTCAGTTGAAACTTTTGCTACTTCAGCATCAGGCTTCGCAACATCACGTAAACGCTGAGCTTTAACTCTATCCTCAGCTTCTAATAATTGTCTACGCACATGCCAAGGAATACTCTTTGGCCTTGTAATTTCTGGAGCCGGAGCAGGTTTAGGTTCTGGCTCAGGTTCCTTTAATAGTTTGTTAAGTAGTTGTGTTTTCTCGTAATTTGAAAACTCAAGTTGTTGTCGAAGGGTTTCACAAGACTGACAAACCTTTTCTTCGACTACAACTTCATTCTTCAACTTACGAGAGTTGTATTTAATTTCTAAATATTCACGATACCAGTCTAGTAGGAACATTATGCCCTTCTCCTTCTATGAAATCGACTCACCACTTGCATTTTCTTTGATGCGTCGATTGCATGCATATTTCGATAGTATGCTGTGAAGTCTTGTGTTGCTTGTAATTTCCTTGTAATTTCTTCTTGTTTCTGAATTCTCTCGAACTCAGTTACAGATTCCTCGAAATATCTTTCAGCCTTATCACAGGCGTAACGAACGTCATCGTAAGGGTCATCACCATCAAATTCTGCTACATCTTCTGCTGGTTTACCTGATGATGCCTTCTTATCATAAGAACATGCCTTAATTGAATCAATCATGATGGGACAGCAATTCGGATGCCCATCATGATTAGTTTCTTCACAACAGAAAATCTGAAACTTAGGTAAATTAGTTTCAGGTTCTGGTGGGTCGAATAAGCTTAAATATGCTTTGTAGTCAAGAAGCCCTTTATTTCTGAGTAGCCACATGGCATATTCCTCAGAATATATTGGCATATCTTGTTGTGGAATTACCGGCTTCGGTTTCCACCTAAGATATTCATGTAGTAACAATTTTCCTGCTACACGCGACCCAGGAGAATTGTTTGAAAGTTCTATCGGTCTTCCGATAGCTGATTCAATCTGTTGCTGAATAGTATGTTCTTGTCCTCGCTCCTGACTAACTGATTTACACCATGCTAGGATTCGCGGTTGTTCTCTTTCCGCAATATCTCTAACTTCTGGTGCCCATTCTTCAATCTTAGTCTTGAGCCAGTAAAGTTCTTTATATAGATACAATCGCTTCTGGGGAGATATTGCATAGAAGCCTACATAGTTCATGGCGGCAAATCCCCAATCCCCAATAATCATACGGGGCCACCATGAAGGAATTTCAAACGGAGGAACTACGTGTAAAGCATTATCAGGCTCATCAGGATAATGTTTATCACGGAATTCATCAAATACTTGTCCCTGATATGCATCCCAATCACCGAACTTCCTAGCTTTCCGCTCAGCCTCAGACGGTATACCATCAAGACGTGCAGAATAGTCAGGGTCAGCGTTAGGGTTATCAGCAACGGTCGCATGAATGTAAATTCGTTTTACGTTTCCTTTACCAAGAATGATTTTCCCACCTTCTGGTGCAGGTTGAACAAATCGCTTCTTAGTAAATGTATGTCCAATTCCGCCCGGCATTCCTGCCGCACGAATTATTGCTGGAATATTTGCAGGGTCACTACTTCTAACGCGAGTAAAACCAATATAGAGATAAATATACTCAGTAAAGGAAGTGAGTTCGTCCGGAGTAAAGAGATTAATTTCCATTGAGTCATATTTATGAACGTCATTTTCTTCCTCGCAATGTCCAAGGAATATCATTGCACCAGCATTACTCATACCAGTGCCACCAAATTGGTCCATACGTGGAAACGTCCACGCCATGTCCGTCTTATTAAAAGTAGCCCCGAACTTCGGGTATATCTCGCGTGAGCGTGGAACTATCTCATTTCTAAGTTCTGGAAAAGTCCGACGCATGAATACTTGTTTGAACTTAGCATTTTCATGCCACCTATGGATTAATCCATATACAAGTAAAACGTCAGACTTTCCGGAAGCGTTACCGCCACCGTAGAATCCTTCGAATATTGAAGTAGGAAGTGATAGAAACTGTTCCTGCTTCTTATTGGGTTTCCAGAACCCTTTATCAAATGCCATCTTACTAGACTGTTCCTTTATTTCTGGAGAGGGAATACAGTTTAGTTTTGCCCCAAGTGCAAAAGGGACAGCAGCGAATCTTTGTAATAGTTCTCTACGAGTAAGCATGTAATCACTCCGATTATTACGCCAGTCACAAAGACCTGCGCGGTATATATTCTGAATTGCCGTTTAGCAATTCGTTCGAGTAGTTGTTCGTATACTACCCAAGTAGCCATCACTGAGTTGGCGGAGTTACTTTCAAATCTCGAAACTTCTGAATTCCGTTAACTAGTGTCTTAGCAGCAGTAATGTATTCTTCGACTAGTGGCTTGATTCCTTCTTCTCTCAGTAAATCTTTACCGAAAGTTTGTTCCAAGCCCTGAACTAGTGGTGCTGCTAAATCAATAGCAGTTTCAATCTTTTCCTGTTTAGTTGCTACGGCTCCGATTTTCTGAACAACCGCCATCGCCAGATTGATGATGTTGAGAATCTGGAAAACGTCGATTTTCTTCATGCTATATTCCCCTGTAAGATGTAGCCAACCATCGTATCTTTACGACCTTCGAGTTCTAATTTCAATCCATCACCTACAACTGCTGTTTGTGTGGAGAAATCTCGAACGTCGCACACTTTAATGTTAGAATCCCATCTCGCGGTTCCACAATTTGTGATACCTTCGTCAGATGGATTCTTAACACCATTTAGGATTTGAACAAATTTATGACCACTAACTGTGGCATAATTCTTATTAACACTACCCGGTCCATTGCCTTCCCAGAATCCACCGTTAGGATGATTAACTCGTGGGTCAAGAGGTAATGGATGATTAGAACGGCCATTGTTTACAACTTGCCAGTTCTCAATGCCCTGTGGTAGTGCTTCATCGACCCTTCGCACATGCTTCATAATATTATCGATATCTGGAACTTCCCACATATTACGTGGTCTACCATGTGCAGGGTCTTCAATACCTGTCACACCTTGACCTACGTGTAATACATAGAATGCTCCAGAACAGACAATACCTGTAGCACGAGCCATAGCTAGTCGGAGAGGATTACTATCTTCTGCTACTGATGATTGTGGTCCCTGAGGTTCATTATTGGATGTGATTTTAGGAAATTCCTTCAAATCATATCCCTGACGAACATGGGACCATTTGTTATCGTGTGATGACCTACGCGTATGAACAGTATACATGTTAACATCAGCCATCTGGCCGAGATTAATCATGCTACTATATGCACCATCGGGATGGCTTAATGCAACTAGATTTGGAGTGTTAGCACGTAGATATCTACCAACATCCACCAAGTCAGCAGGAGTAATCTTATCGAGTCTGCCATATTCATTACAGACTTCATAATGAATAATTTTAGACTCTACGCTCGTCAGAGCGTTTTTGACTTTCTGTTCAAATCCACGATGGTCTGCATACTTACCACCAACCAATGTTAACTCAGTTCTGAGTCCATACTGGTCATAGGCAGTATCTACAAACTCTCTAAGGATATTCTCATAATCAGGCCATGATGGAAGGATACTCCGACCCTCCCAATTCACTTCCCCTAGTATTCTAAGATAATCGAAATGGTATTGTTTCAACCATTCTAAATGTTCATGAACTCTATCCCTCTCGAACTTCCAACCGTAAAGTCCCCAGAAGAATGTGAGTCCTAATGGATGGAATAATCCACCATCATCGATAGCGCATCTACCATCGGCTCTAACTAATCCTTTCCTCATACCAGGAACAGGAATAGGAGCTTCTAATGGGATACGCTCAAAATCTTCCCATCCACCTTGATTTAATGTCTGTTGGATAGGTATATCCGGAAGGTCTAACCTCGCGGTTAGGAAAGTATCATGATGGGTTTTAATCTTTCTATCAACCCAACGGAATCTTTCCCACGGACCAACTTCAGTTCTATTAGTTGAGATACTGAGTTTATCATCCTCAGCACATACGTAGTGACCTGAATAGGTTTGTAATGCAAACCTACCATCAGGTAATGGTAATTCTTTGAATTCTTCCCAAATATTCTGAACTGCACGATTAGCTACTAAAGACACACCATTATCGTAGTAAATGCCGCCACCTAACTCGGCACATACATACAATTGATTGTGAGCCTTTAGTGCTATCTTCATGTTACTAAACAGGAACTATTCGAACCAACGCGCCACCAACAGCCGTAGCACGTAGAAATCCACCTGCTAGTTCTGCCATTCCATCAGTCAATGTGACTGCTACGTTTGTAGCAAACGTAATATCATTTGACTGTTGCAATGCTGGCGCGGCTGAATTTGTGAACAATCGAACTTTACGTGCAGGTAACGCGAATACTGTATTCTGCGCCATCGTCACGAAAGTTCCCAACGAAATTAATTCTGTTGGCATTAACTTCCCCCTGCTATTCTAGGTCTTTCTCTGCGTTCTGTTCTTTCCTCAATTAGAGTGGAAAGTCTTTCAAATTCGCCTCGCATATGAGTTAAGATATCCGATATTTCACGCATATCATCTCTCATGGTCCAGCGCCATTTTTCCAATGCTTCCACCCGTGCGGACAATTGTCCCATCTTAAAAATTACGGTGGACAGGAAGACAGAAAAAGATAGTAATACACCTAATGCTGCCCAGGAAAATGGCCCCAATTCATTTATTCCTTTGCTGTCACAACGTCGTAGTGTTCTTCTTTTCTGAATTGGGGAGAGTAAAATACGAATGTAGGACCAGTATTCGCCGGAGTTTTTGGACCCTCAGGCTCCATATGTTTGAAGACTACTGACATATCCTTGGCGATACTAGCTAAGTCTCTAACTTTAGCCTCGCCAAGCTTCTCATCAGTAATATGGTGAAGGGCACGCATAAGTTTCATACGCGCCCTTTTACCAATCTTCTCTTTTGCTTTATTTATGTTGGAGGCGTTTGGACGCTCATCATATGATGCTGTAGATGTTGCACCAACATTATATGCTGAGGCTGAAGATGGTGAGATACCAAACTGTCTAGCTAATTCTACAGCTTGGTCCCTGCCTTCCGTGACGGCAGTTTCACCTATTACTTTGCGTAGACTGTCAGGAACATTGACGTTACCAACACCCCTACCCTTAGCGGGCATATCTACAACTTCACCAGTTACCGGAACTGAATTCGATACCTCACGTGGTTTATCAGGATTAACTTTCGTTAATTCCTTATCGAACTCAGTATCCGAAACTATTCCCATTGCCATGAGGGTTACTCAGTAATGGGAGGAAATTGTGCAGCCTCGCGCTGAGCCTGCATAAGTTCATCGTGTGCTTTCGCACAAGTTTCGTTAGCTTTTGTCAAAGCTTCCGACTTCTGATGAACTTTTTCATCAGCTTTCTTCCGCTCAGCTACTACATCTACTTCCTTTTTTACAGGAGTAGACTTTGCAGCAGGTGGAATACTTACAGGGGGTGCCGGTGGTTTTGGTGTAAGATTTACACCTGCCGCCGCATCCGGTGAAACTAGAGGTTTTTCAGGGTCTGGCATTTCACTGTCTCCTTGTTATGTAAACCACTTACCTTTATGACCTAGTGGTTTACGAAAACCGAACCAAGGTTTTAGTATTGGACAATGTAATATGAATGCTACTACACTGACCAATACTATTAACCCTAGTAACATATTACGAGATAGTGAAATTGTAGTTGTTACCGGATACCACGCACGTAACTGTGGTAACTCCGGTGAGGTCGAAATCTTTCATTGGCGGAGAATTGGTATCTCCACCATCGAACAGTTGCAAAATCTTTCTGTCCGGAAGAAACAGAATACCAGGCTTGCCACTAAATACGGCAGCAGTATTCTGCTTGTCTGGACCAGACTTCGCAGTAATTGTGAGATTGACTGGCATACTGTCTCCTTTTTTCCGATTCTGGCTTCCTCGATGATGTTCGACTGAGTATCGAATTAATAATATTAATTCAAATTTCAGTCGGCTCTCTCAGCATCCAGACTACCACATATAGGTCTGAAAGTCAAATCTATCAGGATTATATATTATTTTTGGGATGAGAAAATAGGTTCTTACAATAAGGAGTCTCTTTATACTTTTATTGTCCTAAGACATTTAATCGCTATGGGCCGCAAGATTTATGCCAACATGGGACCACTACAGGATGCGTATACCGGTATATGCCACCCCTACATATGGTGTGAAAATAAATGTCACTTGTAAGTCCTTTGTTTTCAATAGGTTGCCAAAATATGTCATATGAGTTGACAGATAGTGTCACCTGCGCCTTCGCCTACGAGATATGTAAGTCGTTGATTCTACAGGGGTTATGGGACTTCCGGAAGCGAAACCCTACCGTTATAGACTTGGTATGCGTTATGCTTTATATACTGGTATGGACGGCCCGACACAAGGGGCCGAAACAACCCGGAAAGGCAGGTGAGAGTAGAAAATAGGTGTTGACAAACGGCCCGACTTGTGGTAAGCTGTCTCTACTGATGGAGCATTCCGCTCCTGACTGAAGGAGACTTATGAAAACACTAGTCGGCAAGTTCACCTTCGCCATTCCTGAGGGTCATCCGCAGGCAGGCGAAAAAATCGAAAAGGCTTTTGAATATTCTCAGACTGAGAATGATTCGGAAGCTTCCGGAGTAATGACCGAAAAGAAGTGGTCACTTTCCGGAATGGTGAACGATGTTCTCAAGGCGAACGCGCGCAGCAATGCGTATCAGGCAGCCTTGCTTCCGTATCGTCCATCGGAAGTGTCGCCTGAGGATATCAAGGAGCGGATGATTCGAGATTACATCCGCCTTGGTATTCCGGAAGAT